TCCACCATTCAAAGGAGTGCACCCACGAAAGAAGCACTCCATCACAATCTGTTAATATAATCATTTCCTATTTTCGTAATAATATTCTATTTCTTTAACTAATGGTTCTATCCAATCTTTTGTCTTCTCTTTGAAAACAATTGGTTTATCATCTCCATCAACAACCATTAACGTTACGAGTTGATGAATCGTAATTCCTGTTCTTTCTTCAAACATAAGAGCATAAGCTGCTTCTTGCATGAAGTAAGATTTAATCTCATCGCGTTCTTTGACACGACCAGATGTTTTAAAATCTACAATTGATAATTAATTATAAAATTCTGCTATGCAATCGACTCTACCTGCAACTTTAAGTTGATTAGAATAAAGAGGACATTCTTGCATATATACCTTTCCAATACTTTTATCAATTACCTTTTGTAATGTTGCCCAACTGTGTAAAACGTGCGGCATTTTATCTGCAGCTGTTTTGATGTATTCTTCTTCGTTATTGATATACCTTTCTGCAATGTTATGAACGTTTGTTCCACGTGTAGTAGCGTGTCGTGTACGACGATTAGCTTCTTCTTCACCAATTTCTTTACGCCATTTTGCCCACTTCCATCGATCGCGATATCCTAATGCTGTTGTGATTGAAGGATATTTTTCACCATCGGGTGTGAGATAAGTTCTACCTGACTTTAGTGTTACGGCTTCTAAATCTTCGTAACCCAAATCAACATTTTCGTGAATAAACTGTGTTCTTAACATATTAATAATGGTCTATCTTTGCGTCTTTTCCTGATGCTTTTTTAATGCTCTTAAGAACATCATTCCATTCAGATCCCGCTTTCTTAACTGCGCTTACTGCTCCGGAATAATTCAATCCCGGTGCAGTAATACCTCGAGAGATTTTTCCTTCTTCACAATGTGGACAAGAGTCTCCAACAATTTTATCGCGATCATCGATTGGAAAGCTTTCTTCCCATTCAGCATTACAAGCATGACATGTGTATAAGTAAATCATGTGTTTATAAACCAAGATGGTGTTTCGCGTTTTGTCCACGCCATCTTGAATCTTTCCTGTTTTGTTTTGTAGAATGCACGATATGATTTCACTGGGTCTTCAAACATGCATTCTGGATTTGATTTCATGGCCAATGGAAATTTTGTCAATGGACCATGAGGAATGTTTTTTGGTAATTGCAATAATGCACCACGCAGTAGTTTATCAGTTGCATGTACCTTTTTGTATCGATAAATAAATTCATCACAAAGAGAGTTGAACAAATCCCAATGCCAATTGTAATTTTCATTGGATTGCATTGTCCACACTGTACAAGGATGATATTTATGAACAGCTTTGTAAAGCAGATCTTCACGGCTGTCGGGTAAAACATAATATTGTTGCATAGTTTTACCGGTTGATGATGGTCTACGTTCTGGTGTACCATCAAGCATTCGATGAGCAGTTGATAACATTTGTGCTGATTCGATAATCATTTTGACTACGTGCTTATCACAGTGTTGTCGAGCTGCTTCTTTTGGATTGTTGTCTAAAACAAAAACATTCATAATATAATTATAACACGGTTACGTCAATTGTACACCGTTACTGCAACAAACTAGGGAATGTTGCTTCAACTAAGCTTTTGGTTATTTTAGAGTATTTTTTACTTTGAATCGTAACCAAGTTTCCATCTTTTGCTGCAATTAAAATTTTAGCAGTATCTTCTGGAATTGTTTCTAGAATTGAGATGAATAGTTGTTCTTTTTTAACTTGAGTTAGTTTACTGCCTTTTACAATTCTGGCAAGATTATCAAATGCTTTCGAAAGAGGCACTGGTGTATTGTGATCTTGACATGGAGTAAAAGGTGGTTTACCTTTTGGTACGTCCAATATAATTTTGTCGTTATATGCCAATTGAAGTATTGTACGAACTTGTCTATCGCCATTTTCTTTTAGATATGCAATACGTTCATCGCGATCTTCAATTTCACATATTTTTCCAAATACCACATGGACTGGTTGTTCTATTTTTGGTCTATTTGACATAATTTAGCTTTCTGTTACAAAGAAGTCTTTTGCTGATTCTACCAACATGTTCATTCTTTTTGTTATTAAATAATTTAAAACTTTACTATTACTTTTGTTTTGTTGAGATTTATATTTATTCATAATATTTTCTCGTATATCTTCAGGTATGCAATCTAAGTCAATCATCAATTTATTTCGACAATAATTACGATACTGTTCTTGTGTCATTCCACCTTCGTCGCAAAGATTAGGATATAAGTCATACCACTCTTTAATCTTTTTAGCACGCATTGGTGTTTGGCGACCACCTTCTGCAAACGTATTATCTGCGCTAAGCATATTTGGTACACCATCACTGACATCGCCTTTACAAACATGTTCAAACTTGTAGAATACAGGATCGTCTACTTTGAGTTCACCTCTTTTCATAGGACTAAATTGTTTAACATTTGAGTAACGATGAAGTTGTATAAAATCTTTATCTGATGAAACAATCATCACTGGTTCGTTTTTGCCAAACTCCTGTGTTGATTCTACCAGTGTAGCAATAACATCATCAGCTTCAGCACGATCTACATGAACGACAGGATAAGGCATTTCTTCTGCGATCTCATCTCGTATACCATTCAATAATGTAAAGAAGTGACCCCAATCGAGAGGTGATTCTTCACGCGCTGTTTTACGTTTGGCTTTATAAAATTCGAATTTTTCTTTACGCCAAGATGTCTGGTCACACGCAATAATCATTTGACCATATTTATCACGAAATTTAGTATTATATCGCCGTATGGAATTTAATATCATGTGACGAATAAGACCTTCCTGGATTTCCTCCGGACGATCTTGTGAAAAAATGGCTGCGATTGCAATGCCTGAATAATCAACAATAATCATAATATAATTTAGCTTTCTTTAATTTTTCTATATCTATTATACCTTAAGATTTGTGATTTGTACACCGTTTTTTACTTCTTTTTTAATACGTGAGAACGATGTATTTTGCAGCCAATAAAGGCATTATAATACTCATCTGGCTTAAATAAAACTTCCCTGTCGATTTGCTCCTTTGTTTCATAATAACTCATTTCTCCTAACGTTTTGCATAATCTAAGGATTTTTCTTTTGAATCGCCATTCTCCAGTATTTTCTACAAGTTCTTTTACGGTTTCACTTGATCCGTAATATGATTGCCAATCAGATTCTTTTAAAGATCGACGTTTACGCTTTTGTCCTTTTAAAGGTGGACGCGTAACTTTAGACCAAAATTTCTTTTTACCTATGTAAAACATTTTAGCTTCTGTGTCATATATTTCATACACAAAGCCAACATATTTTTCAATCATTTCACTGGTAAATTCTTCACCATTATATAACCACATATAGTTATTTATTCCCAAACTTCTGGCTTATCTCCAAAATTATCTCCAGCAAAACCAGCATCAAGCCAGGCTTTCTCCGATATAGTATTTACTCTTGGTTCTGTTAAAAATACTTCTGAACCTTTATAAATCTTTACGTATTGTTTGTGTGTTGCAAATATTTTTTTCCATGCAAATGGTCCAGTAATTTGAACTGGTTTAGGAACATCAACATAATCTACTTCTAATGCTTTTTGATTATTTTCCCAAACCTTTTCGATAAATTTATTTCCTTTAGGAAAGTAACTACCTCCATTATAAGGTTTATTGGCAGGTGCACTTTTTATACTTTGCCAAACAATATATCCTTTTTCTTTGGGTAAAGTATTAATAGCATTCTTAATAGCATCAGCGTTTATCGGCGACATATCAGCGCCTAACCCTAAACCTCCATACAAATATTGAGCTCGAGAAAGAGTAATATCACACCTCATTGCTGGAGGAATTTTAGGGTGAAATTCAATTGGTACATTAGTATCGTCCCAAAGTGTTATATCAAACCCTTCAGCTTTCCACGATTCATAATTTCTTAACGCACGAGGTGGTGCTTTATCCCACCCTTGCATCCAATACATATGTGCTTTAATTTTTTTATTCGTCGTATTCTTCGATATCATAATAATCGTCGGCCAATTCATGACCACACATTGGACAAAAATCTGGTTCAAGATAATCTATCTGAGAATCTTCATCCCATTCAACTGAATAAGTCGTTTTACAACATTTGCAATATAGTTTTTCCAACGCCATATTAACCTTCGCAAGATGTACAAGTGAGTAAGTTACGAGATAATTCCTGTGAAGGATTTGTTCCTCGATGATAATACAATGTTTTTACTCCTTGTTCCCAAGCGAAGATAAGAAGTTGATTGACGTCTTTAACTGGTGTTTTAGGATGTATCATTAAGTTGATACTTTGTGATTGGTCAATATACTTTTGACGTATACCTGTTTGAAGTATAATTTCCTTCTGTGATATTTCACCAAACGTTTTGAAAACTTCTTTTTCATGGTCCGATAAAAACATAAGGTGCTGAACACTTCCACCAGTAACAAGGATTGATTTCCATACGTCACCTGTGTCGTTTCCATGCGCCTTTAAGACTTCTTTCAAATAAGGATTCTTATAAGTGAATTTCCCTTTTGCTAAGTCTTTAACAAAATAATTACTATTCAGAGGTTCAACACTTGGTGAAACTTGACCAAGAATAAATGAACTTGAAGTTGTAGGTGCAACTGCTTGTGTTGTCATATTCCTACGACCAGAACCTTTTAACTTTTCGGGTTCACCTAATGTTTTTGCAAGTTCTGCAGATGCTAACATACTTTCTGATTCAATATGTTTAAAAATTTCATTAGTTAGCATTTTAGCTTGTAAGTCTTCAAATGCTATACTTTTACTTTGAAGATATGAATGCCAACCAAGTACGCCAATTCCAATTGCGCGTTGTGCCATTGAGAATTTACGTGGCGCTTCCATAAATGGTAAACCTTCTGTCTTTTCGATAAACTCTTCAATAACAGTATCAAGGAATTTAGTCATTACTTGAACTGCATCGCTATCTTTCCATTCATCGTAATGTAATAAATTCATTGACGATAAGCAACAAACAAATGATTCATCAGGTGTTGTTGATAAACAAATTTCAGAACATAAATTTGAAGCGTAAATTTTACCACTTTCTTTTGGTTTATTCTTATTCACAGTATCACTAAACATGACGTAAGGATAACCACTTTCATAACGTTTTTGAATTACCTTAGCCCATATTTTACGTTTATCTTTGTCGCCATCAATCATTCCTTTCATAAACTCATCTGATACTGTAACACCAAATGACATATTTTGAATAGGATTACCATCATCACGTATTTGTAAAAATTCTAAAATATCGGGATGATCGATTGGTAGATAACCTGCGAAAGAACCACGACGAACGTTTGATTGAGATACTACATTCGTCATGGTTTCAAATAATTCCATAAAATGGACTGGACCATTCGATTTACCACCTGCTGAAATTTCAGAACCACGAGAACGTAATGCACCAAAATAAGCAGATGTTCCTCCACCCATTTTTGTCATCATACCAATTTCAGCTTGTTTACCTAAGATCGATTCCATTGTGTCATCAATGTATGATCCGAAACAAGAAATCGGTAAGCCACGTTTAAGTCCATAGTTAGCCCATATCGGAGAAGCAAGTGAGTACCAACCTCTTGACATGTAATCTTCAAATTTGTCTGCAAATCCATCTTCACCCAAAATTCTTTGAGCCTTCAGTGCTATTTGCCTTACGCGCTTTTCAGGCGTGACACCTTCAGATAGGTAGCCACGTTCTAAGAAAAGACGCGAGTCTTTATTCAACCAATAATATTTTTCCATAATATATCTATACTCCTAAAATAAGTCGTCTTCGTCGTATGATTTGTCTTTCTTTGAGTATTCCGTTGGGCGTTTAAAGAAGAAGTCAGTTGCTGTATTGCCTAACACATCTTCGTCAAACCATTCTGTTTTTGCAAGTAATTCTTGATCGATATCATTAAACACTGGTTCAATACCAATTTGTTCTAATGATTGATTTAATCTGTTTTTAATAAAAGTATGCATGATTGGAGAACTTAAATTTTCTGATTCATATCCATTCACTGACCACTCAATAATTTTTGCTTCAGCCTTGAATGCTTCTAAACATTCTGAACGAATACGCTCAATAAGTTCATCATCAAATAATTCTGGATGTTCTTCTCGTATAACGTTTACAAGTTTAATACCAACCATTGCATGAATCATTTCTTCTTTAGATGTATATGCTACTTGCTGTGCAACATCTTTTAATTGATTCTTGAAGCGATTAAAGTAATTAATAGTGTAGAATTGTGAAAACAGCGAAACATTTTCAACGTATAAAGTAAACAATATAAGTGAATAAACATATTGCTTTTTGGAATCCTTATAGTACTTATGCAAATACTTACGCAAATACTTTACACGATTTTGAATAATTGGTAATTGTAAATTTGATTCAAACACATCTTCCATGTCTAAGATGTCAATTAAACGCTCATACGCATTGTTATGAATCACTTCTACGTTTGCCATCACATAACCTAAATCGGTAATTGATGGATGTGGTAAATTCTGACCTACATTGGCCCAAAATGTTTTAACTGCTACTTCGATTTGTGCAATTGCTGAAAGACAACGTGTTACCATTTCACGTTCACCTTCAGTCATATTTACTTTGAAATCCTGGACATCAGATTGGAAATTGAATTCTTTATCTGTCCAAAATCCATTGTGCATTGCTTCAATGAATTGTTCTGTCCAAGGATAACGATCTGGTTTTCTTGATATTTGTTCTGCGAATATTGACATGGTTACTTTTTTTCTTTAAATTAAGGGTTAATTATACTAAATATAGAGGACTTTGTAAACAACAAAAATGATTATTATTCATTTGCTGCACGTGGTCGTATTGCCCTTAAAGCACCAGTCTTTTCATTTCTTAAATATATCGTTGCACCACTATTGAGGCGATGGAAGTCGTAAATAGATTTTTCTACTTCGTCTTGAAGATTAAGGAATTTACTCCATCTTTCAAATTTGGTACGTCCTGTTTGAAAACGATTAAAAGTTTCATCAGAAATAGTTACTTCTAAATATTTCTTTTTCTTCTTTTTCGCTCCTAGAGGACGATCCACCATTGCGACTGAAGCGGTTGTAGTATCGTCGTTTATCATTTGATGATATCCTCCTGTGTGATATAGATTGTTTGATGAGTTTTTAGATGTGTTGCTTTAAAGACCGGATGACCTAATACATTGCCATACGGTGATGATTCCGTGATATTAACCCAAGAGCTTTTCTTCGCGAGTAATTCTCCTGTCTTGGGTAATGCAATGTCACGGGCCAATGCATATTTTCCTGTTTCTATATCTCCACTTTCAGTTAAGTACCATTCATTGAGTTCTGGTTTATAATTACTAAAATCGCAACCAGTAGCTTCCCTAATGACCTTTAATAATTTTTTATCGCTAATGCCAGTATGCTCTTTAATTAAGAAAAGAGCAGCTGCATAGGATGCAAGGGTCGACTTGCCAAGTGGAATTTTATTTATCAACCTTTTGATATTGTATACTAATTTGTGGAATATGTTATACGCAGACTTTTCTTCAGACGATTCGGGTTTTTTTAACTTTTTACCATTCTTATCTACAATACCTAACTTAAAAGCGTTAGTCTTCTCCCATGGAGTTGTTAACAATCGTAAGAAACGTATTGCGTAGAAAAAATCTGGTCCTTTTAGTAATCCCATTTTATAAGTCTTTCAGTTTGTTTGCTATATTCAAATCAATATTTATATTTTTATGTAAGTTCTCAGGTAAATAATTTAAATAAACTAAAAATGTTTTTAATGCTGGCCACAAATCTACGTCGACTTTATAAAAAATCATACGATTTGCTGCAGCAATTTGAAAAACATTGAAAATTGTAATCAAGTGGTTCAAAACAAGTCTTTCTTGAAGATTACCGGTTTCCCGATATCTTCGCAAAAGTCTTACTACATATTTAAATTTTGCTACATCGTCATAAAAATCTTGCGGTTCTAAACACGCAGGATTCTTATAGTGTTTTGCAGCATATAATTCAAAGTTAGCATTATTTAGTTCATCAAATAACTTCATGATAAAGTTATTTATTAAAATTTTATTCGGATTGCGCGGATTGTTGTCCTAAAATGTAAAGATGAAAATCAGCGGTATCTTTCTTATAAGGGTTCTTACCTTTGCCTTTCGCTTTGTAACCTGCCTTATATGCTTTAGAACCTTCTACTTGTTTTGCAAGTTTATTATCCATAAAGATTTTTGAAAGAATAGCATCAACATCACGCTTAGTTGCTTTAGTATTTCCGCCTAATGCAAATTTACGTGGATCGATTGCTTCTTCAATTGATTCTTCTAATTCTAAGTCACCATATTTTTTTAAAAGTTTTTTCAAATTAGATTTGGTTGTATCCAGTGTGAAACGATACTCATCACCAAATTGAGTTTCAACATTTGTTAGTTTGGCTCTCATCTTTTTCGCATCTTGTTTAAGATAAGTCCAATCTGATTTATATCCATCAAAGAACATATCAAACTTTTCTTCTTGAAGTTTTTCTTCTTCAATTTCATCTTCATCTTCATCTTCGGCATAAAACATTTTTGTTTTTTTACCTTTTTCATCTTTAACATTGATGGCTTTAACTTTACCACCAAATTTCTTTGCAATCTGATTAGCAGGTGTTAAAGCTGGACCAACGTATTCTTTAAGATCTTCATCTTTACCTGTAGCCTCATTGGCTCGTTTAAGTAAATCGGCAATCTTTGTTAAAGTATCTCTATCCTTTTTGCTAATGCTTTTCATCTTACGATCATTAGCAATTTTTTCTAAAGACTTAGCGTATTCAGCGGTTGATTCGTCGAAATCAACTTTTGATAAGTCAAAATCGTCTATGTCAAGATCATCTTCTTTCTCTTCTACAGATTCTTCTACTTCTTCAGTTTTTTTTTCTTCGGATTTACCTAGAATTTTTTCTGCAGCGTCTTGGCTAATTTCAGTTGGATAAGTTTTACCATCGAATTCAAATTCGTCTTCACCGGCAAGTTTAGCTTTAGCTGCTGCTTTGGTAAATTCATTACCTTCTTCAACATCTTTTTCTTCAACTTGTTTTTCCGCTTCAGGGTCTTTTTTCTTATCAACTGAGTGAGCATCGATAAAGTCCTTTTCGCCTTTTGTCAATACTTCAGTTTCATTTTTCTTTTTACCTATGACCTTTTTAACAGCTTCGGCCACAGATAATGTTATTTTGTCGTTTAGTTCCATGATTGTGTTCCTTAATTTTGCGAGGTTGTGGCCTCTTCTTTAGATTTTTGAAGGCGTTCAGCTTCCGCTCTTTTTACCTTCGGTATTAATTTTTTTGTAAGTTTATCAACAAGTCCTTTTTTCGCTTCTACTTTTCTATCTATTTGTGCTTTAGCAGAAAATGATAGTGAATTATACTTGTTCTTTGAAAATTTTGCTCTAACCATATCAATGGCTTGTTTTCTTGCTCTTGCTTTAATTTTTTCTGGTGATGCCTTTTTCTTTGCAGCTAATTTACGTTTTAGCGCAAGTTTTGGCGCAAGTCTTTTCATAACTCTTGAACGAGCTATACGCTGTTGAGGCGTTAAAGGCTTTTCAATTAAATATTCTTTAAACGTAATCATAATCCTTGTCCTCCCCAAAATGTCATTGCAACTCCACCTGTAATTAATGCAGTGATTGCAATCCAAAATATTTTATTTAGAATACCAACGGCACCTTCAACATCGTGCACCTTTGTTTCAACTTGTCTCATTCTATCGTCAAGATCTTGAAGCTTACGATGCTGTTCTATATTTAGTTGTTCAAGACCTGACAATTTTTCTTCTGCTCTTGCAATAGAAACTACAGCATCGGCGAGTTTATCTATTTTCTCTTCGATGCGGTCTAGTCTCGTTGATTCCCCTTTATTCATAGTCATTATATTTTAGATCTCTCCTGCCAATCATAAGATGTTTCATCATCTGTTATAGGTCCACCTTTTGCCCATGTATGACATGAACGTGCAGAATGGCATTTAAAATGGTGCATCCAACAATATCCAAGTTCTCCGTCTTTGTCAGATGTTTTTCCTGGCATGCAATCTTTCATACGAGGAGATATATCAAAGGCTACACAGTTTTCACATAGTGATTTCTTTGCAGCCTCTTCTGTTGTTTTCCAATACTTAGCAATGTCTTTCCAATAACTACCTGGCTCATCAACATTCAATGGTCCGTAGTTGAATTTTTTAATTGTAGCATCGCGGTTTGTTGTATTAACTTCTAAATCTTGTGTAGCGGTTGGACATTTAGCATCTTCTTCAAGTTCTACTGATTCTTTTTTACCTTTATGCTTTGCCCATAAATCTGCATCAGCAGTTGTACGTGTTTTACCACCCGTAATAAATGAATTGACTCGTGCATAAGCCCATTGATGAGGTGTTGCACCTGGTCTGTGACCTGTTTTCCATGCGGCCATTCCACGATCAAACACTTTCTTCAAAATACCATAAGAAATACCCGATGCATCAGCTTTTTTCTTTAAACCAGCGAGTTGCTTTTCATCAAGTGTTGATTCAAATACCCCTTGACTAGAATTACATTTTTTTTCTGGGCATATACCACCATTCTTTTGCCATGCTTTTACGGTGTTTACTTCATCGCATTTTACACAAGCAATGTTATTACCGCGACGTTCGTAAATTTTATATGCTTTTTGTATTGAACTAGGAGTTGAAAAGTCTACATCTTCGTAGATAAAGTCCTCATCAAATTCACCTAAGGCGATTTGACACTGCTTTATTAATCTTTCTTTTCTAATATCCATAGTTCCCATTAAATTATAATTCTATTTATACGATTATCATCCTCCAAATTCGTGTCCAGCAACTCTTTTCATTTGTTTTTTGAACTCTTCAAAGTCTGGTTTTTTCTTATATAGTTTGATTGAAATTTCGTCTCGATCTTTACCTTTGATACGCCATTTAAAACCTTTTTCTAAATGTTCTGGTTTAGTGGTTTTAACAACACGTCTTTTAAAACCATCTTCCCAAGGTTCACTTTTACCTTCACCCTCCTTTAAAGTAGTTCCAACAGTTTGTTTCTTACTTACTTTCTTGAACTCTAAATCTTTTACATCTACGTTATTACCTCTTGCATAAGAACCTCTTCGAGCAAATAGACTTCGAGAGTTACTTCCTGTTGCAAGAACTTCTTTAGTCTTTTTATGAAAGACCACATAAGGTTCTTTGAGTTCTTCTAATTCTCCTGGTGTATCTTTTTTGTATTTTTTAGTTGTCTTTTTTGTACCAAATTCTAAATCTTCTTTTTCTACATACTCACCAAATTTTTTACGATAAGCGATTGTATGTTTTGAAAGTTTTGTTTTTGCTCTTACATCTCCAGGCGCAGGTTTATATGCCCTTGGGTCGTCGTCAGCCATTTTGGCTTGTTTATTGAATTGAGCTTGGCGTTTATCTTTTGTTGATTTTGATAAACCTTTGCCGTAAGTTTTATTTAACTTTTCAACAAAATATTTGTTACCATCTTCGGCAATAATGAAATTAGATTTTCTTTCAGCGATTATAATTTCTACGTTATTTTCTGTATATGCTTTATCGCCTTCGTTAAATATTTCACCTAAAATATATTGTTCACGTTTTTCTGATATAGATGGAAGTTGTATGTGTTTTCTAAAGTTAGTCATTTCCTTTAAACCCATTCTTTTACGAATAAGATTAAAGAGTGTCATATCCTCGCCATAAGCCTTTGGAAGCCCTGTCGTAAATAATTTAAAGTCACCATCTACAGCAGCTTGACGCATTTTAGATGCACTCATTCCAGTTACACCTTCAGCATCGGGATCACGTTCACCAGCAGATGCAATTTGTATTCCATCTTTAAAGTTATAATAGCCATGTCTCCCTTTAGAACCGTTATATTGATTCAAAAGTTTTTTAAATTCTTTTACTCTATCCGAACCTACTACCATTGTAATTTTAGTAAATCCTTGTTCAAATAGTATGCTTGCTATATGTAAAGCAGTTTTTGCGTTTTTATCTTCTACTATGTTTCTTCCATGTTTAGGAAACATCTTACGCATTACTTTAATTTTTTCTTTATATTGCAATGGGTTCTTTTTAGAATCGCTCGATTGAGATGCGTATATTCGATAATCATTGCCGAACGCTAAAGAAGCAACTTTCGCTAATAGTTTACCATGACCAGTTGTTGGAGGATTAAATCTTCCAAATGTAAAGACTATGTGTCTTTCCTTTTCTTCATTAAACTGCTTAAACGATTTCATTATCTTTGTCTTTTGGCTAATGTAATTTTTCTTTTATATGCTCCACTTGCCATTTTTGCTTCAACTTGTATGAGTGTACGAATATAAGCCTGTAAAGGTGATTCATAAGACGTACTAAAATCGTCTAATTTACCCATTTGCTTATATAAGAATTTAAAGTCTCCTCTTTTTGCGAGTTTTTCTAAATCTTTACATTTCTTTTCAACATCTTTTTTCAATGATTCATAATCCCATTTACCAATACCTACTACAACAATTGCAGGATTTTCAGGAGTTGCCTTTGTCTGAGGATCGTTCATATCGATGTAGCCTGAAATCTCCGTTGTTTTTCCAGCTTCACTTAATATGTTTATTGCTCTATCTATCGTTCCCATCCTTTTATTACGTCCTTTGAAAAATTGTTCATTGAAAATTCTAATCGGTCAACCAACTTAACTGCGCCACCATTATTGTCAATAGCAACAAATCCTTCAGAACCTGTAACTTTAAATCCATTACGAGTTCTAACGAATGTGTCAATTTGTTTTACCTTATCTAATTTATTTATAATGATTAATTTGGCATCAACGATTGCGTTCATTAAGTCAAACATCAATACGAGATTTTTACGATTATCTTTTGAAAAGAATTTAAGTAATTCATCACGCTTTTTCATTACTGCCGCTTTACCTTTTTCGCTTGAACGCTTTTCAAACTCTTTTGCAAATTTACTATCAAACCAAGACAATAAATCTTTTACGTGTTTTGTTGTATTTGAAATACGTTCACCTTTACGTACAAGTGTATTATTAAAAGTTTCAATCTTAATTGCAAGATCAGGATTATTTTCTAATTCATATAATGTTGTTGATTTAATTTTTTGAAATATTTTACCTGCTTTTGAAAGTTGTTCAGTTACTTCGTCAGTATCAATCTTTGTTAAAGATGCTGTACCTGACATGTCTTTATATTCTGCATCTTGGTACCAAACACTTGCTTTCTTTTTTAATCCTTTAAGGTTTACTCCAAAGGATGCTTTCATTGATGAAAAGTCTTTTCCTTTATAAGTCGTATGCCATACAACACCTAAGTTTGCCTTTGTAATTTGTTTTGCTAAATCTGATTTTGCAGGAACAGCATAAACAATTGTATTAGGCTGAAACGTAATAAATTTTTCACCATCAATTGTTTCGGTGTTTAAGTCACCTTTAGTAAACATAATGTCACCTTGTATAACGTCCTTAATACCTAAATCTTTAAGTTCATCAAATGCGTATTTAAGTTTAGTTGATAAGTCACCACTTGTATCTGCATCAATATCAGCGTGGCTTTTATAAACTTTAGGGTCTTTATTGAATATACCTTTTTTAGCAACAAAGAATTCACCATCACTAGGATCGATGCCAGCAAAAACCGCAGGTGCACCATCCCATTTAACTGTAACGTTTGTTGATGAACTAGTATTTCCTGCAAGCATATCTCTTAATGAACGTAATGCTAGGATTGCTTCCCTTGCTCCTTTCACACCGCCATAGATAACGCGGTCTTCGATATGTGTCATATGCACATTCTTTCCAGACTTCGCAGCTTCTAAAACTTCTATGTATGAATTAAACGATTTCATTAAATAAACTCTTTAAATGATTTTACTTTAGGTTCTTCTATTTCTAATACTAAATTAGTATCACCGGCTTTATAAATTCTATGATATTCCATTTTAGGAATAGTTAAAACGTCACCCTCTTCTAATTCAATAGGGATGTTGTTGTCCATTTGAAAAAACCAACCTGTACCTTCAAGGACAGTTACAATACGATCGGCTTTATCTCTGTGCCAAACTAATTCGTGAGAATCGGTATTTGACTCAAATACGCGTGTTTTAAAACGTCCTTTTATTGTGTCTGTGTATGGTTTGCTCATATTACCAGAAAAAATTTCCGCCTCCTTTTAGACCAAGTTCGGATGCGTATCGTGGAAGATTACACGACCAATATCCTGGTTTTGTTTTATCTTTTTTAGCAGCGCAGTTGTGACGTGCTGCAAATGATTTACGAGCAGCTGGATTGTTTATCTTTGCTGATAAACCTGATGTATCGCCAAACTGAACTTTAATTACGTTACCTTTATCATTCTTAACATAAACGAAAAACTTTTTCTTACCACCTCGTTTTGGTTTGTTAAGTTCAACCTTTTTACCTTTATACTCAGCAGCTTCATCGATGAAGGGATGATCTAATGGTACTTCTTCACCTTCGTATAAACCAAATTCACCAATATCAGTTGATAGTAAATAATCATCAAACTCGGTCAATTGAACAGATTCTTTTAAACTTCTAGCATAAGAAAATAGCTTATAGTAGTTTTCAGAATGAGGACGAAAGATATTATGAGCCAATGGAATTTGGTTCTCCTTATGGAATCTTAATGCTGCTTCAAGTTTACTCATACTTTTTTTAATCTATTCCTAAAACGGGCTATTATGAACTGCTGATGCTCTTTACTCATTACATTTTTGTTTACAGCGTATATGATTGTGATATTAGACTTTTCGCGGATATAAGGTTGCCATTTATATTTTGTAAAATAATTACTCCAGCTTTTAGCAAATCTCGTGTATAACTTCGATCTACCTAAATCGCCTGCACTTTTATCAGCAGAAAATTTTATCATCTCAATTTCGTTACCATAACGTTTAATATAATCTCGTGTCATTGCTTGAATAGTTGCGAATACTCTAAAAGGATTACCGCTATCCATTTTATCTTTGGTTTTAACTGTCCGCGAACCTGTGCTTCCTCTAAATACGATTTCGTGATGTTGAAAATTGTCGGGATTAGATTTACTTTCTTTTTCAAGATGAAGCTCTACATCAAATGTGATAAGAGCATTATTTTCAGTGGTAAATTCTCCTTGAGCATCTTCGCTGTCAATCCTTTTCCATTTGTACTCATAAGGTTTTGCAGTAACTTCTAATATTGTTTCTAATATGTTCATTTAAATAATTCTTTAAATTGTTTTGTCATACCTGCTTGAAACGAAGGAGCTGAACCAAAGTTACCTTTATACCTTAATTGTAATTGTACAATCGGTGTTTTACCTATAACTAAAAAGTAATTTAAATTTGCTGCAGTTGCTCCAAATTCGAATGCTTGTTTAACGTTTTTATTTCTTACAATTTTTGGTTTACCCTGTGAGAATAAATCGTCAAGTACAGTAGTCATAATATCGATATCTTTATACTCGCCTTTTTCGATCTTTGGTCCATTTTTTAAGTAACGACCAATTCCTGTTACTAATGCAAAATCAAAGTTAACTTTTTGTAAATCTTTTAATTCTGCTTTAAAAATTAATTGTGTTAATTGTTCTGCAAATAAATCAGAGTTTTTCAAAAGTATACTATCTATTTCTTTAAAAATACTTTTAGATGAAACTAAAGATGAGTTGATAATTTTATTATCTAGTGCACTAACAAATTGTTTCCATGGACGCTTTTTACCAGAACCTTTTAGACCTTCTATTGCCTTTTTACCTTTTAATTTAGTAAATGGTTCTAAAGATTTTTGCGCTTGTGCTGATAATTTTTTTGCATTGTTAATAATAACATTACTATAAAATTCTGCGATCTTATCTTCTAATTCATCTTTTGTTTTTCCAAACTTTGAATCAGCTTCACTTGCAAATGCAATTAACATTGATGCGAATGATTTATTAATTAATGTTGGATCTGATTCAGAAGGAAGTTTCTTTTTCTTAAGAGAAACACCTAAAAAGTTTTTACCTTTTTTAACAATGAAGTCAGATGAGTTAAAATCTTTCATTCCATATTTTGTTCTTTGGAATTGTTTAACGTCGTTATCCCAAGCTTGTCCTGTAAGATAAACTTTATCTGCACCTAAGTATTGTTTTGGTAATGTTGATGCTGCTGAAATTGCTTGTGCAAGATTACCATAGTCCTTTTCCATACCTTTTACTTGACCATCTGTATGTCCTACAACTTTACCACCTGCAACTAATTTTTTAACATCTTCGATAATGACATCCATTTCATCAGAAGTTGTAGGAATAGTAATTTTAGGAAGAAGCATTAGCGCTGCAGTCATAAGTTCGTTAGGATCTGCATCTGATTTAAATCCTGCCTTTGGTCTATTCTTTACGTAAATAGTTTTAACATCATTCGTTGTACTAACAAATGCAAAATCTTTTGCAGCTCTTGCAGGTTTAACTTGAACAAGTTCCCAATCTTTAGAATTTTTAATTACGTCCAATGCACCAGAAACATAAGCTGCACGCTGATTGCCTGGCATATACTGATCAACATAAACTGTTTTGCTATTTGTTTTTGTGTTAATAGCAATATCTTCTGCTTTAATAGAACCAATTGTAGAATCAATCTCTTCTAAAAAAGCAATAACATCTACTTCCAATTCATCTAATGGATCGCGTGAAGCTTCAGTTAATGCTGAATATTGTTTAAAGTTAAGCATACGTTTCGATCATTCTTGTTAAATCGCCATCTGATATATTTACTCCTGATTTAAGAGAACCTGCTTGCATGTTCAAAGCGCGGGAAAGTTTACGTAAGTTTGCAGTTTGCTTAGACTTACCTTTACGAAGTAAATCAACTGTCTTTTTACGAGTTGCTGAATCTAAATGTAAGCCACCATCTAATTTTATTTTGTCAACGATAGTTTCCATAAAGTCATAGATTTCAACATCAGTTGGATCGATCTCAATCATAAATGCTCGAGTACGTATTGCGCCATCAGGGTCAAGTTTATCTATCTTTAAGTTAGAGATGAAAATAACTTTACCTGTAAATTCAAAGAAGCGCGGAATCTTCCCATCATCAATAAGTTCTTGCGGATCCTCGTAATCGTCGGGTTCAACAACGTTTTTACCCATTTTATTCCATACAAGTTTCCTTACCTTTTTTGTATCAGTTGCTGCTTTAAACATGTTTCGTGATTCTTGATCTTTTAATGCATCGTCAGAATCATCAAAGAAAACAATTTCGTTTTGATGTTTAAAGAGAAGTGAATAGATACCTGCAGCTGATGCAGTACCTGTGTTTTTAAAATATCCATTCCCATCGGAAAGTCCGATATCAGAAAGAATTTTTTCAACGGTATATGTTTTACCAATACCACCTCGACCAGCAACAAAGAGTGCATTCGATGCACCTGATACTGTCATCTTAATTAAATTTTCTAAATCGGCAAGTTGTTTTTCATACGTTAGTTTTTCTTTATCAGCTTCAATTTCTGCTAACTGAGGATTTTCTGCGTACGTTTCTTTTGAAGAACCACTTCTTATAGTACCACTCACAGCACCAATTGCTCCAAGTATATTTGACTTTTGTGAAAGAAGTTTAGTTACATCTTTCTTAGTTCCTTTCCAAATATATTGTCTACCTACCTTTTTAATAATAGCAGGATTCTGTGCTTCTATTTCGTCAAAGATTTTGATACCTACAGACTTCCAAACTTTAAATACCTTTTGCTTATTAAATCCTGGACTTGAAATAAGACTTATCACATTGTCGTAAGCATCGTCAGGATCAACTGCTTCTGTAATATATTTAAGATCTTCAGGGGCAAAATCTTCTTTTAACGAAATATCGCTTGGATAAGAAACAAATTTACCACTTTTCACTTTACCGCTTTTTACCATATCAGCGACTTGAGGAAGTACTTGGACCAATGACACGTCTCTATCAAATGAGATGTGATATGTTGGTCCTTGTGTTGAACCATTCCACATATCAATCGATGTTAAGTTTTGTGAACTAGCTCCACCAACACTTTTCCAATTAAAGCGAATTGATTCAATCTTTTTACCAGGCGCATAATATCTTAAGCCGTATCCTGCACCATTTGAGTTCTTATATTTTTCTAATCCTAAATTAGCAAACATGGACTTAATGCCTGTTTTCTTTCTTAAATATTTTAGTATAATATTGCCGGCTTTTTCTAACGAGCCTGTAGCGAGTTCTTCTGTAAGATAATCTTTAAATTGCATAGTTCCCATAGTGTTAATGATTGTTTAAATCTATTTATAACAAAACACACTTTAATAATTTGCCCAATTGCATTTTTTCCATTGACTTTGCTCGAACCATGCTATAAATAAACCCCGTTCGCGGCCATGTGCTTCAATTTCCCAAGGTTGATCGTAATACTTCATTTTTTCCCATTCTACAGTTTTACCTTTCCATTTACATAGTTTAGTCGTCCTTGCAAAATCTTTTAATTCCCCACGAGCGTATTGTTTTACATGCACCATTTCATGAGCAATTGTTTCTAGCATATCTTGCATATTTTGCGATGAATCAATACGAACTGTAAATTCTCTAGGACGTGTGCACGTATCATCTTCCCATATACAATCACCGGCTAAACTTTCTTTACCGCGTAAATTGTTTATTAATCTTAAATTGACATATAATTTATTTTCAAGTCTAGGCATTAGGTTCAAGGCACAGAAATGTGCTATGTCACATGCTATTTCACGCTTTCTTATGCCTGAACCTGTTGCCGTAATAAACATTATATCTTGAATGCGCTAAAGTCGTTATTGTTTGTAGGTGCGGTGTGTGTTATTTCATCGCTTGATAACGTTTGCGCCGAATCTTCTACATCATATAATCGCATTTTAGATCGATCAATACCAACTACAAATCTTTTATCTTGTGTTGGATCGTTGTAACGATTTTTTAATTGTTTTACCATTAACTGATTCATACCTTCAAGTTGTTCAGTTGAAATAAGAGCAACCATTAAGTCTGCAGTTGCTGGTAAACCAAATGATTCTGATGTATCAGTGAGTTCAACATCGGTATTACCAAATCCTGTACGAGTAACTTGAGTTGCAGACCAAATAGGGAGATTGTTTTCAACTGCAAGGCCCCGTAATTCTTCAGCAATGGCTTTAATAAGTGAATAAGTATTCACTGAACCACCTAATCCTTTCATACGTGAACTTCCGCAAATATTTAAGTAATCAATATAGACTACATCTGGTTTGAAATCTTTTTTTAACTTAAGTTCATCTAAGAGCGCTCGGAAATGTCCAACGTGAGCTGTTGCGGTTGGATATTCCTTAACGATAAGTTTACCTCGTGTTTTGCCTTTGAGGTTATTAACTTTGGAATCAAATAATTCGCGAGGCAACGTCTCAAGTTGATCAATCGGCACGTCAAATAGATTTGCGTCGATTCTTTCGGCAATACGTTCTTCAGCCATTTCAAGTGTAATATAAAGCACGTTTTGTCCTGCAGCGAGATTGGCAGAAGCAAAGTGACACATCGCCAAACTTTTTCCAACACCTGTACCTGCAAGTATGATATTAAGAGTCTTATTTGAAACACCACCTTTGGTGATAGTGTTAAACATAGATAAGTCAAAAGGGATTTTATCTTCTTGTAGATGATAAAAATCGTATCGGTTGTTTGAGTTTTCAAAATAATCGTGGCCAACATTAGTATCAAAAGACACGCTTAATGCCTTTGATAAAATACCGGGGATAGCACCGTCAGTTAATTGTTTATCCTTTCCATCTATGATGCCAATTGATTTTATGATTGCAAGGTACACTGCCCTTTGCTTACACCATTCCTCGGTCGAGTTCAGTAGCCATTCTCGTTCCACTTCCTCATTATTTTTCAAATCAACTATGAGATTATGAATTTCATTACGATTAGTTTTATTTATATAATCTGACTTTTGAAATTCTACCTCAAGAGCTGCTGAAGTAGGAAGTTTATTGTATTTACTTAAGAATTGTAAAACCAATTCGTAAACTGGTTTGTGTTCATTTTCAAAATATTCAGCCTTTATGTGAGGCAAAGCTTTTCTGCAATATTCTTCATCATTAGTTATCGTCTTTAGTATCAGTGTCTGTAGATTCGTCATCAAATTTTTCTTCAAATAATTCTTTTAATATATCACCCAATAAGTTTCTGAAATTATAAGATTCTTCCAAATCTTTTTCATTCAAACCTTCTGGAACGTATTCAATTTTATAATCAAACTTTAAAACAGCTTGAAGTTCTTCTTCATCTTCGGTGATGTTGACTTTACCATAAGTATATATTACGTCTTTGTATTCACCTTTAAGAAGTTTTACCCCGTACAATTCGCTGTCCGAATGTTCAACGAATTGTACCATTTCATCTAAGTTTAAACGTCCCATTATTCTACTTCCTCCTGTGGTTCTTCACTAAGAATTGATTTATAAGCAACTTTATAACGTTGTTCAATGTGTTGTGCAAAATCAGTTTTTTCGAATATATTATCCCAAAATTCTTTTTTCAACGTATCTTTCATGCGTACATTGCCTGTAAGCTCTTCACCTGTTTCAGGATTTTTCGCTTGATACCAACCATTCTTTGGTTTGATAACGTATCCTGTTTCAAGTGCAACTTCTGTAAGACCTGACCATTTTTCGATACCGCCTTCCCAAGAAACTGAGATTGGAATTTTTGATTTTTCTTTAACGAATCTTGACTTTTCAACGTTAACTACAAAGTCGTATCCTACAACTTCTGTGCCAACTTTGTCTTGACGACGGCCAATAATCCATACATTATCTGCTGAGTACATTACACCTGTACCACCTGAAACAACTGCTTTTGGAAACATTCCTTGTTCCATGTAAGTGTGATTGATTGCTAGCAATGGTACATCCTTAAGCGTAAGCATAGGAGTAATCATACGGAACAATCCTTTAAGCGCTTTAGCACGAGTCATATCAGCAACCGACTTTTCATTCATTGCATCTTCAACTTCCTTCTTTGAGGCAATATTACCAACTGAGTCAATCACAACAATTACTCTATCTTTACGATCGATTTCATTAAGTTGATTGACTAAATCAAATTTTAATTCTTCAATATTTGTTACTGGTGTATGAAGAACACGATTTGTATCTACATCAAATGCTTCGAAATAAGATTGCGGTGAACCAAATTCTGAATCATAAAAAAGCAATACAGCATCATCATGTTTTTTCAAATAAGCACTTGCCATAAGTAACGCAAATGAAGTTTTGAAATGTTTACTTGGACCTGCTAAAACCGTAAGACCTGAAGCAAGTCCACCATCGATTGAACCAGAAAGCGCAACGTTTACCATTGGCACTGGTGTTGTGGTGAGTTCTTTTTCACCGAATAATTTCGAATCAGATAGTACATCTGCACCTGTGACTCGACTTGATTTTTTAAGTTTTTCTAATAGTGACATAGTTTTCCTTTAATTTAAGATATAATTATACTCCAAGTTTCAGTGTTTGTACACCCCTAAATGAAAGATTCAATAGTTTGTGGAGCTTCTTCATAGTGTACAGTTTTTGTTTTATTGTCGAAAACTGCGAATGCAGCTTCTCTCGTATCTAATTTTCCATCTAACCAATCTAGGATATTTTGAGCCATATCTTCTGCGGTTGTAACCGGAACATTTTGGCAAATCATATTTAGATTTTTCCTTCCACCTTGAAGTTGAAAATCGCTTGGCATTTTCATAATTGCTAAACATTCACGTATGGTAAGATATCGATCTTCATCAGGGTGTGTTATACAGCCAGGCATATGACCTACAAATGCGCCAATATAATCTTTAGCAATTTCAGTAGTTTTTCTCATGATATTTCCGCCTGATTCTAGTTTTTTGTGCATACGTAAAGCACGATCTGCTTCTTTTTCATATCCTTTTTCTCTTAGCCAAGGTTCTACCTGATTATATTTAATGCCTTTCGATTCAATGTAAACCAAGGGGTTTGTGCTTTTATCTATTTTTTGAAAAAACTCTTGGTGCGTAATATTTCCTTCGATTTCTTCTAAAACGTAACGATAAAATGCATCTTCACTTGGTTTTTTCTCATTAACTAATATGTTCATCGGATCATCGTCAGATACAAACGCGTTTCGAATAGTATCTTCAATCTTCTCATAAGGACGTTCGTAAAAATTCATATGAGGAATACGATCGCCTTTCCAAAAGAAGTAAAAAGATCTATCACGCGTTTGACTTAATCCATGAAGTTTTGATTTTGTTTTGTAAAGTGACATTACGTAACCATTTTCTTTTGCAATAGCACGCAACTTTTTAACAATAGGTTCACCCATTTTGGATGCTAATCTTGGTGCGTTTTCACCCCAAAAGACTTTAGGTTTCACATGACTTAACACGTACTTTGCTGATTCAATCATCCAATCATTTGCTTTATTATCTGTAGATGCCGATGGACTTAGTGAGGATAAACCAGCACAAGGACATACAGTATTAACTACATCAACTTCGCGTAAATGTCCTGTAAAATTATCAAGTATTTGATAAGGCATTGAATGATTATAGTGTTCCATTAATTGAGAATCATTAGCTCCAAATGCTTCGTATGACATTACGTATTTAGGCCTTGAACCAAATACATTTTCCATTGCTAAAGTTTCACCACCTATAAGTGGTACACATGATGCGTAACTATATGACATTTTTTATATTCTCCATTATATCTTTAAACGTATAAGATGCGTCTTGGTGTAGTTTATAAAACTCATAAGCATCGTTTCTCATTTTATCACGTTTTTCAGGGTTATCGTAAAGTTCTAACATTTGGCTAAGTGTTTCATCAAAATTATTTTCATCAAACCAAATGGTTCCAGAGTTTTCGTGTTCTGAAAGTTTACCTCCAAAGTGTCTATGAGTACAAGCATCACCATACCTTTTATTAAATACTGGTATCGTTCCTGTGCATACAACTTCGCAATGAGTATATTCAATAGACCTTTGAATAAAGTGAGGTTTCATTCTTGAAAGCTGATACCCAAAACCAACGTTCGACATTCTTTCAAGCATTTGCTCTTGAATGTATGGGCCAAACACCTGAACATGCGAGCCATAAGCTTCTGATAAATCATATTCGTTAGGGTCTTCTGCAAGTAAGTTTTCAAATTCAGATAGTTCTCTAAAGCCTAAGAAAGCAGGTGAACGTTCAATACCTTCGTATGTAGTAAGCATATCATTTAGCATTAAGTAATTGTTGTGGTACTTAAACATCTCGATGTAGCCTTTCCAAGATGTAGTTCTACCAATCCACTTATGGTGATGTTGATCTTCGCAGGATTCTTTCCAATACTTTTCTTTTACTTCATCGAAATACATTCCTGGTTGGAATGCTACAATAGGTGTTCCTTCTTCTTCACCAAATAGTGTAACACTACTTCCTACTTTTTCGCCGGCATATTTTGCAAAATCATTTGTTATTGAATGTACAAATATAATATCAGCTTTTTCAATAGCTTCATCTAATGCGCCATTACGTCTTATAGATTGCATTGCATGATCGTGTTGTATTAAAGCAACTGGTACTTTAATTTCACTCAACATTCTTTTGAAGTTTACAATTGCTTCCTCTTTTAAACTTAACGCAGGTAATGAATTAATAATTGCAACATCACTTGCGTTTATTTCTTGAATCATCGCATCAACTTCTTCGTCTTTGGCAAATTTGAGTTGATGGATGTTATCAGTATTGTGAGCATTTTTTCTTGTCCAAGATTTATCTTTAGACGCAAACACTTTATATGTATATCCATTACGTTCGTAATACTTACATTGTTCAAGTGTAAATTTAGTCACTCCACAACCTTCGATGCCGCGGCCCATTATAATTGTAACGTTTTTCATAAAGTCATTAGATAACATATCGCAACTGCTAACGCTACGAATAATGCTATTGTAAATTCTATCTCAATCATTTTCTTCTTCCGTCTCGATTTCTTCATCAACTATCATTCCGCTTAAATTTTCCCAAATGGTTCTTTCGAAAATAAGATCTCCCCAATCGTCTTCACCAATTTCACGGATCCACACAGGTGGTTCTTCGCTCCAACCATCATTATGTTTATAATGGATGTGTCCTTCATTTGAATCTTCTTCAACACGAATCGTTAAAGGTTTACCATCAACACTGAGTTCGTAGTTTGTAGTTTTTTTAAAATAAACCTCTCTAGGTTCTATTGTTAATTTAATTTTTGCCATAAATTTATTTATCGTTATTATAAAATTATATTTTCGTGGTTAAGATGTCTTTGTAATTCTTCTTTTTGTAAATCGATTAAAGACTTGTCATATTTATTTATGAGCTTTTTAACATCATACTTGTTGTATACATAAAGCAAATCTTTTAAAATAGGGTTTTGAATAAGTTCTTTATTCGGATCATACTCAATTGAAATTGCAGCTAAAGCATCAGATGCTAATGCTTCATAAAATCTAAATGTCACTACGTTGTCTAAATGTTCTCTATCTCCTAAAATAAGAGATACTTTACATTTATCGATTGTTTTTCGAAGTTCATTGTTTGGAAGAGTATTAATAAAATCAGTTTTAACATTATTTGTTTTATAAGACACCATTAAGTTATTCATACCTTCTGGCATATATTTTTTTACTTGGTCTTCTCTAAATTTTTTCCTGTTTCTTCCATAGTAAACTATATCCCACTTCTTTTCAGTTGTAGTATCTTTTACTTCAATTTCGTGTTTCCAAATGTATTTAAACCAATCAACTTTAATAACTTTATTGATCTTTGAGTTTGGGTGCCATTTTTGAATATCCTTTCCAGGAAAAACGTGCACACAATTTTCAATGTGATTTTCCCAAACATCGTAAAGTTTTTTGTAATAGTCTAATGAGTTTGGTTTATAATAATCCAAAGATGTCCATTCCTTTTTCTTTATATCCCATCGCAATAATCTTTTTTTATCAAGTAAAGGTTTAATTGGATTATCAAAAGGTATTAACGGATCCGCAGACATGAAATAAAATTCTCCTTCATAAGGAGTTAAAAAATCAATCATTGGTAAGTAGTTATGATTTGGACCACCTCCAAAAAATACTGGCGATGAACCTTGAATTACAATTCTATCGTATTGATTTGCGTCTTTACAATCTTTTATATGTAAATAGTTTTTTGATACTTTTTTTGTTTTACCTACCCAACCGATAAAATCAACTTCATAACCATTATCTTCAAGCATTTTTTGCTGATAATAGGATTCTAATTGTCCTGCGGCTGAAACATTTGTTGAAGATATCACAGGTGGTCTTGATGGAAGATATATTGAAACTATTGCTGCTTTCTTTTTCATAGGTACGTTACTTTTACTTGTGCTTCGTCTAATAAATTCCTTGCTAATGTACACGAATCGTTCCAACGTGGATCTGAGGATTTATGCATTACTACTTCTTTTACGCCAACTTGTATCATTGCTTTTGCACATTCATGACAACACGGAAGTCCAAAGACATAAGCAGTTGAATTTTTTAATGATACGCCTGTTCTACAAGCGTTGTAAATTGCGTTCATTTCAGCATGACAAATTCTTTCATACTTTGTTTCTCTATCTAAATAATATTCTTTAGTATCGTCAATGCCACGAGGAAAACCATTATATCCTTGTGATAAAACTTGTCCAGCTTCTCCTACAAACACTGCACCACATTGTGTTGACGGGTCTTTAGACCAAGAAGAAACTTGTCTTGCAAGTTCTAAATATCTTTTATTCCATTTACTCATACTGTGTGCCTGGTCTAGAACCTATGCTAATTGGTGGTTGTTTTTTTAAATCGTAATGGTCTTCTGCCATGTATTTACTTTTTTTTAATTCTCGATTCAAAAAGTCTTTTGTACCATCTTGGCCTTCAATACCACCTCGACAATACGATGCGATAAACGAAGAATAGTTGATTAGATCTTTTGCTGAATCTTCGATTGATTCAAAGTTTTGTTGGTACTTTTCATCACCTTCCATTGCTTCAATTACAGAATACATTCGCAATACTTTAGCATAAACGATATCTAAAATAGTAAGAACACCACGAGGATAATAATCTGCTTGCTTAATTCTTGAGTTTGGATTTTGATAATCGTTTGATTTTTTGATTTGTAGTTCGGCACATTCTTTGAGTACCTTTAAAGATTCTTTTTCTATCATATCTATATTATACCATTAGTTGTTTTGTTTGTGAAACTTTTTCTTTGTTTAAAATAACACAAGACGGATTATGATGATTGTAATAATGCGGTTTGTAGTTATCGTATTTAGAACGTTTTATATTTCTGCTAAAATCTTTTGCATCAATTATGAAGCGAGGATATACATCCCAACCGCTTTCTGTTGGAATATTAGTTGCAACAATTATGCGATCATAATGTGCTTTTCTATCTTCAACATTCATGATAAGTTTATCGTTAAAAGAATACCAATCTGAAGTTAAACTCATCCACTTAACTTCAAAGAAAGCGTCTTCTTGAAATCCTGGAACTACAACATCCCACGCGTAAGATGATGGTTGTTTATGATTAAATTCGCAATTGTTACAATGACCTCCTAAAGCATCTGCAATACCAACTTCACAAACTGAAGAGTCAAGTGTTACTAATTCAATTCTTTCTTCTGAACGCTTATCTCCACTTCTTGGATTACGTGCCCACTCTTTTATTCCTTCAATTTGAGCATCTTTGCGTGCATGTCCTGCTTCGCGAGATACGTGTATTACTCTACTAAGTTTTTCTACTAATTCTCTATGTGTTAATTCCATTATGTTATAAATTTTTTAGAAGTTATTGCGTCTATAGTGTTGCCAAATGCTTGATCTGCAAGAGAGATTGTTTCTTGTCGTTTGTTTTCAAGATCAATATAGTCATCAATAAATTTGAAGTGACGTTCGTAAACGTGCATTGAGCCAACATTCCAATAGATATTACCAAGTTCAACTTTGAGTTCGTGACACATCATATCTGCCATGTACTTTTGCCAAGCGAAATCGTTACGATAGCCAAAGACTACATCATTACTACGCATTTGAACAACTACTTCGAGTTTGTTGTCGCGGATCATATATTGAACTGCATTAGTGCAGATAAAGTCAGACATACCATTTTTGTCGTATTCTTTCCAAATACTTGGACGCGTATAAATCATAACTGCACGACGTGAGTCTGGATTCTTGTGAAGTTCCATTGCGCAATTATAGTATTGACTGAAGTTATCTTCGTGAAAAGTAAGATAACCATAGTTGGAATTAATCATACCTTTTTTATCAGATATCATTTGCCAAATTTGTGGAACATCACCTGCGATGTCATTGACATTAAGTGAACGAGATAAGTACCAATCGAGTTCACGATTGATATAGTCTTGATTAATTTTACCAAAAACTGTGGGTTCGTCTGCTACAAAATTAGCATTAACGATTTCAATTGTTTTTACGCCAGTTTTATCTTGAACGTAATCTTCTGATTTGCGTTTACGAACAAATTCGTTGCGTATATTTTTTACTGAGTTTTGCATATGATATATTATAATCTAGGTTTAGATAATTTGTAAACTTATTAATGCTTTTTTTGTACAAGCGTATAGCTTGGAATAATTGGAGCATTTTCTCCATTAAAAAATGCTTCTACCCATTCAAGACGTTTTTCTTCTGGAAGGCGATCAAAAACGCGATCTGCCAAAGGTGTAAAGTGTGTGACTTCAACTGTGACACTTCCAGTTTTTTTGTTAGTATCTACAATAATGGAATGATCTCGAGTTGAGTATTCGTCTCGAGTTTTAGTAAGTGTTTCAAATTTTATGTGTTTTACTTTTGCTGTATTTTGCATAATATAATTATAATCTAAGTTTATGGCGGTTGTAAATTTATTTATGATTTTATTAAAGTGGTATCTCCGAGGGGGATCGAACCCCTGTTGCCAGGATGAAAACCTGGAGTCCTAACCACTAGACGACGGAGACTTTTTTACGAAACACTTTGGCTTTTCAGCAAATACGTTAATCGGTGCGGCAGGGCTTCCCCACCACTTTTCAGCTTGGAGTTTTACTTCATCAGTAAGAGAACGATCACAATCTTTTCCAAAGCTTATGCAACCGCGTTCGGTGCACCAACATCTATCTTTATATCCTATCATAATTTACGTACACCAATAAGTTTCAGATGAAGGAGAACAATAATAAGGTGTATCGTATCGTTCCCAAAAGTTTTTATGTGACATCATATTTGTTTTTTCAACGTAAGTGGTGTGTATTTCAAATCGATCTTTCGGTCCGATCCACGATTGAACTTGTTCTTCAAGCATTTCACGTGTAAGAACTGAATTCAGTTCAACGTCTTCTTTACTCAAAGGCCTTTCACCTTTTTTCTTGCGTTTATCTTTTCTAAAGACTTCAATAGTGACTAAATTTGGATTAGGGTTTTCCATTATGCGCAAATCCCTTCTAACATCTCTTGGCATTCTTCAGCGCTATTTGCGATTCTGCCATCTGTAAGTTCATACCGTACGCTGTACTTGTAATTTCGTCCTTCCTTGCAATCAACCGCATTAGCATATTCGTAAGTGTGATGATATGATTTGATTCCACGTAGTAAGCAATCTTCTTTACCATTACGTTTTTCTACAAGCCATGAGCCGTCTTCAGCTTTGATGTAATAAATTCGTTCTTCCCAATCTTCCCATACGTCATTAGTGTGGATAACTGTTTCGTAACTCATGATGTACTCTTCGCTGTAGTCGTTAGAGTAGCCAATTACTGACTCAATTTCATCAGCCGAGGCGTTGAAAACAAGATAAGTGTTTCCACCTTTTGACTTCCAATACTGAGGGCATTCACCCTTGCCATCCCACTGGTGGGCGCCATAGTTTTCGCGATATTGTGTTCCTACGATCGTTGCCATTACGCTACCTCCTTTGTTAACATTCCCATTGGTACGTTATAAACTGTACCGTTCAACATTACGTCTGCTTTGGTGCGTTTGATTTTCATAACCTCGCCAACAATTTTTCCACCGAATTTTCTGTGGACGAGAGATACGATATCACCGACTGATAAGCCAGTTTTGACTGTTGTTCTAAGTGCCTTTTTGCGATCGTTAAATGCTACACGTACGATTTCTAATTCGTCGTTTGATGCTTTAGCGATGAGAGATTTGAGTTTATTAATTTCTGTTTTTGTCATAATTTAACCTTCCTTAATTGTTATAATACTATTCTACTATAAGTTTCAGCATTTGTACACAAGAAAATGCAGTTTTTTTGCAGTTTTTTTGCTCAACTGTTGGTAATCAACAACTTATGATAGAAAATAATTCTAAGTTGTTGGTAATTAACTATTTACGCTTCGAAGGGCGAAATCTATGGCTCGTTGAGCCTCAAGCCTCACAGGACGGTTTTTGTACCATCCGCCGGTTTCCATATCTATTTCACGCACAAGTCCCTCTACCTCCTTAGAAGTGATTGGATATCCTCGCTTGATTGAATTTGCTGCGATGGACATCATAATCTGATACATTTTGTGGTACCAGCCAGATTCGCCAATAGTCATATATTCGTTAACTAGTGTTTTATTTACGAATGGACAATCGCGATATGAATTCCAAGAATAGCTCGTATTCGTAAGTTGTGTTTTACGGTATTCGTCAATTTGTTTTTGTATTGCTTCAGGAAATTGAGATCCGAAACTATTATTGACATTTTCGTTTACGAAATGGTGTTTATCCATTAATTCATCTGGATCGAGAATTGGTGCGTTATGTGTAAAGATAAATTGATACGAATCAGGATATTGCGCTGGTACATAATACATGCGAGATAAATCTTTGGTTTGCGGATCACCAAGAGAATTAAATTCTTGATTTACCGCAAACCAAAGGTGTTTGATTTTATTCGCTTCTACGTGTTTTGTTAACGGAAATACTATTCTAAATTTTGGTTTTTCTTTTGTTGAAGATGCTGAGCTATAACAGACGAATCGATTTCTTTCGAATGTTTTGATTGCTTCTTCAAATGTTCCTTCGTATTCATCGATATCGAGTGCAACCCAACCTCCCCAAGAAAGTACGTTTCTATTGGCGCGGGTTGTTCCTTTTTCATAAACCGCAGGAGTGATTAGAGCTGATCCGTTTTTTCTTTCGCCTTTCTTTGGCTTGTAACCAGGTTGTTCACTTAACATATATAACAACTCCTCGAACTTTTCCCAAGAAGAAAAAGACATTTGACGATGTGTCTTATTGTCAAAAATAGAGTTGAAGATTGTTAAATTATATTCCACTTAGTTTACCGTGATTTCCTGTGTGATTAGGTGCTTTCCAACCTTCTGGTTTTACCAAATCAGGTAAGCCATAAGGATTAGGACGTGATTCTTTTACGCCTACTTCTTTATTTAAATTAGCAACTAAAACTTCTTTCCAAGCTTTATGCGCGTCAATACCGAATGCGTCTAATGTTCCAATAGCAACAACACATAAATCAATTAATGCATCGACGACTTCTTCACCATCGATAGGTTGATTTGGTGTTGCTGCTTTTTTCATTTCATCAAGTTCTTCTTGTAAAAAGTTGATTCTAAATTGAAGAAAAGCTTTAAGTTGTGCTTTATCCAATTTGTCAACTGCTTCTTGTACACCATACTTTTGGTGCATTTTTTCCATGTCTTTTGGCCAATTGATACTCATAATTATATATTATACCTTAAGTTTATTGTTATTGTAAACCCTTAAAAGAAGAATTGTTGTAAATCTGCTCTAGGTTCTGCTGACCAACCGATAGCATTAAGTATGATATCAATTGGATCGATAAAAGTTTTTTGAAATTGTAAGTTGTAGTCAATATATTTATTGAGTTCTAATTCTTCTGGTAAAAAATCAGGAAAAGCAATTACATTTTCTTGAATCGAATTTGGAACGAGAAGATAAATAAACTTGACTTTATCGCCATTGTGAATAAGCTGATACTTTTTATCAAGAGCTTTTGCTTTTAAGTGATGATTATAGAGAAGTGAACCACGCACGTGAATCGGCGTACCTTTACGATAAATACCACCTTTTTCTGAGTACGATGAGACGTCTGTTACGCCACGAGGAAAAGCGATTTGATCAGCTGATAACGTTTTAAAGTGTTCTTTGAAAAGTGCAATTGCCTTTTGAGTCTTTTCTTCGTCGCCAGTTACAATAACTTTAAAAAGGTTTTTCATAGCGTCGCGACACGGCATTGGTGTAGAAGATTTAATAGCCTCAATCCCCATGATCTTAATCTTAGGTTCAGCGTATTGAACCCCTTCGTTATTATGTACATTCAATATGTAACGTTTCTTTGCAGTCCAAATACCACGATCAGCAATTGCTTCACGTTTCATAACCATACGATTTGAATAGGCTTTAGTACGTTCTGCAAACTGATCAAAGGCTTTTTCCAACATAGGTTCAATTGCTTTAGAACCGAATTCGTCAAGGAATGATACAGGATTATTTGGCTTGAATTTATCAACAACATCTTTTACGCCAATGTAAAGAGAGTCAGTATCCATCGCAATAACGCGATCTTTAGATTCACCAAGGAAGTCATCGAGGTATTTGTTGACGTTTGTTTCAGCGTATTTGATAACCTCTTGGCCCGTTAAAGTAATTGCTGACGCGATTCGTAAATCGAAATAACGAAAGTATTTGTTGCCCATTGCACCATATAGACTATTAAGAAGAATCTTAATCGCAGTTTGAAGTGTTTCAAGACGAGCAACTTGGCCTGAAGTTTGAGCATACTCGTTGCGTTGACGTTTTGAAATAGTTTCGAGTTTTGTTTTTGCTTGAAGCATATCACCTTTAATCGTAACACGTTTAGCATACAATTCTTCCACAATTTCAGGAATAATACCTTTCTTATCTTTACGGAATACGGCACCATTAGACGCAGTTGCACCATCGGCGTTAGTAACACCAATCAAAGTTTCTGGCGACATATTGTATTGAACAATAAGATTAGGATAAAGCGAGTTTAAGTCAAAAGACATTACCCAATCGTGCATACCTACATGCGGATCTTTTACATAGCCGCCTGGAAACTGTTCGGTTTCTTTAGGCGCACTTGGAAGAATA